AAACGGACAGCCAATCTGGAGCACACAATTCGGGCCCCCAATTCCACATCACTACCTAGCCGGAGCATCACTAGCCTACGCGGCCTACCTGCTGCAGACTCTTCGTAGCACTCACAGAGGAAAACCAGAATGAAAAAAATTAACTTCCGAAAAATAGCCGCAAACGCAGCAGCCGTATTCACATCTACACTAGCCGGAATAGTCACAGCAAACGGATTAATCAGGCTGGACATAACACCCCACGAAATCCTGATACTGGCAGTCTTCCCCGCAGCCATACAGGCGGCCCTAGCATTCTGCAACGAATGGCACAAAGCCGAGGAGCAGCTCGAAGCCACCAACAAATCTGCCGTAGCAACAAAAATCCTACCCGCAATCATAGACAGCATCAAAAAACTTGACCTCAAAGACTTCCTGCTCATAGACTAGAAGGGAACAGCACATGCCCGAATGCCCAACCTGCAAACAAAAACTCCCAACACAAGAAGCCATGGAACAGCACTGGATGCAAGAACATAAACCTTCACATCCTATATGGACCAACACCTAAACAGACCAAATGTCCATTTTTATTGTTAAAAAGTGACCAACAAAATGGGATACCCAAAAGAAATCACCGAAACAATTGTCCTCTGCTGGGGCAAAGGCTACACTGCACAAGAAACAGTGGAATACATCCAAAAAATCCACAAAAAAAGCGTCAGCAAAAAAACAGTTTACCGCCACCGCCATTCTCTAACCGCACAGGAAATCATAGAGGAGCTCATGAGACAGCAGCTCAGAGACATCGCACTCTGCCAATCACCCACAGCAAAAATGAAGTACCGCGACAAACTCCTAGACAAACTAATCCCCAAGGCCATAGAAATGAAGACAGAAGGCACCCTAAACCTGGACGGCCTAGAAGGTGCAGTAAACAAGATAATCGACTTTAGCAGAAAAGAAGATGCCGGAGATGAAAGCTGAAATCTTCGGATACCAGCTCACACCCGGACAACTCAAAATCGTCGGAGCCGTCCTAGACCCACAGGTGAAGCGCCTCAGCGTATGCGCCATGACACGATACGGCAAAACCCGAGCCGTAGCAATCGCTGTCCTCCTCTACATCCTAACCAACACAAACAAACGGATCGCCTTCATCGCGCCCACAAGAGACCAAACAGCCATAATCAGAAACTACTGCGCCGAACACATAGCAGAAAACGCAGCACTAGCCGACCTAGTGGACAGCCACAGCAGAGGCGACCCCGAATCCCTCAAAAAAGAGGTTTCAAAAAAGCGCATCACATTCCGCAACGGATGCGAAATCTTCACACTCACCGCACACGGAGCAGGAGAAGAACCCGGAAAGCAGCTGATGGGCTTCGGAGCAGACGTCATAATCCTAGACGAAGCCTGCCTAATACTTGATGAAGTTTACCGTGCAAGAATATCACGTATGCTCGGAGATTCTCCAGACAGCAAACTCGTGGAGCTAGTGAATCCGTGGCACAGACACAACTTCGCATATCGGCACTGGCAGAGCCAACACTTTAAACGTGTTCACATTGACTGGCGACAGGCCCTCAGCGAAGGCAGAGTAACAGAAACCTTCATTCAGGAACAGCGGGAAGAGCTAAGCACATACGAGTTTGAGGTCCTCTACGAAAGCATATTCCCCACAGACAGCGAAGACACGCTCATAAGATGGGACTGGATACAGCACGCCCAAACCCACACCATAACGCTACAGGGCAACATTCGAACCATCTGGGCGCTAGACGTAGGCGAACAGGGCCCCGACCTTACTGTCCTCACGAAGAGTCTACAGGACGGCGCACGAGTCAAAGTTACGGAAATCCACATAATAAAAACCAAAGAAACCATGCCCACAGCCAACGCCGTGGACGCTATAGTTCCAAAGAACGAGCAGCTGAACGTAGACAGCATAGGAGTCGGAGCCGGAGTCTACAGCCGACTCAAAGAGCTAGGCCACAACGTCGTATCCGTCAGAGTCAGCATGACGCCAACACGCCAAGCAGACCGCTTCCTAAACCAGAAAGCCGAACGCTACTGGAAACTCAGGGCGACATTCGAGGCCAGAAACATAGACATAACTGAAGTCGCAAAGAAACATCCTAAACTAACAAGCCAACTCAGCCAAATGCGATACGAGTTCACCTCAGCAGGAAAAATCAAAATCATCGACCCCGAAGGCAAATCGCCAGACTTCGCAGACTCCACAATGTTATGTATGGAAGTAACCAGGAAAGCTGAGCCAGTATGGATTCTAAAATAGAACAACTAGAAAAAAAAGTCGAAGAGCTGGAGCGCAGGCTAGACGCTCTAACGCACACAACAAGGAAGGTTGCCCACGGATGACCCAAACCAAAGGTTATAAGCGCACAAAAGACGGAGGCGCCATCATACACCCAAAAGTGGTCGGCAGCAAAGACAGCATACGGATCCCACAGGTCAGCACAAGCCTAGGAGCAGGATTCGGAGACGAAATAAGCGACAGTGACAGAGAGTTCGCCGCAGAAAGGGAGCCAGTCGCACACTTCATCGTCTACGGCGTAGCAGCAGACGTAATCGACAAATGGTTTCATATAGACGACGTGGACACCGAAAAAGCAGACCCAAAACTTGACCAAGCATTCCAGAAAGCACTGCATAGCCTGCACGCAAAACGGGAACTACTAAAGGCCCTGGAACTCGAGAGGCTTCACGGATGGAGCCTTATAGTAGGCGGATTCTCAGACGCCCAGGACACCGAAAAACTGAGGATTCCGAAACGCAACGGCAGCCAACTTCTGCAGCTTGCAGTCTACCCCAAAACCGCAGTTCACGTTGAATCCAAAGACGAAAACCCGGCTAGCCCACGCTTCGGAGAACCCATAATATACAGGCTAGACAGAGGCGGAGGCAAGTATCTATTCGTCCATTACACAAGATGCAAGAAAGCGCAGACAAGAACAAATGGCAAATCAGTGCTAGACCCAATCTGGGACGACATCACCTGCGGGCGCAACATCAGATGGGCAGCGGCGCAGTGGATGTACCGCTACGGCAGCGGCTTTCCGGTAATCAAGTTTCCAGCAGGCACCACATACGAACAGCTTGAAGACTACGAGTCAGGCGGAGCATTCAGCGACATAATGAGCCGCACATACCTGCTGACAGTGCAGAACAGCATAGCAGAAAACGATGGAATGGACATAAACTTCATAGGCGCAGAGGGAAAAACCCTAAACCCAAAACCATTCTTTGAAACCAACGATGAGCAAATCAGCAAAGGCACCGGAATACCCCAACCCAAACTTGTGGGAGCACAGGCAGGCGCAGTCACAGGCTCAGAGCTGAACCAGCAGGAATACTACAAAATTATTTCGCGAATACAAAGCTTCTTCGAGGACTCCGTCAGATGGGTAATCGACAGCCTAATCGAATCTAGGCAAGTGAAAATCACGAGACAACAAGGCGCACCGGACAAAATAAAAAAAGTGTTCCGCAGATTCGCAGACGGAATCAAGCACATAATCACTGGAATAGACTGCAAACAAATCGACAACCTCTCCACATTCGACTATAATATAGTGTGGAACAGCCCATTTGAGCTGTCAGAAATAGACGAAACACAGGTAGCACTACAGAAGGCTCAGGCAGATCAGATACGGCTCCAGTACATGACAGTAGACGAAGTCCGAGCCTTAAACGACCTAGACCCGCTACCAGATGGACAGGGAGCCACATTAGCCACGAAGAGTCAACCCCAAAACACGCCCTTCAGCTTCTTCAACCAAAATAAAGACGAAGCGCCCCCCTCAATGAAGGAGGCGCACCCAAGCCTGCCAGCGCTTCTGAAACATTATGCAGCACAGTACGGAAAGGGAGAAATAGACTACGAAGAGGCATACAACAGCGGCGCAGAAATCATAGCCAAATATAACGAGCTGGAGAGACAACGAGCACAGGCATGGGTGCAGGCGCGGACAGGAAAAACCGCAGAGGTTTCTCCAGAAATGAGCGACGAACTGGAAGCCCAAAAAACCCGTTACCTCGAGAACTGGAAAAAAATGCTGGAAGACATTAAGGGGCTCAAAAAGTGAGTTACTGGCAAACAATGGAGGGCATCCTGGAACGCATAGACCTGCTAGCCGACTATGTGCAGCTGGGAACATTCAACCACACCGTCCTTGTGCACTCCACAGCAGTAGGAGCGACTCACATGCAAATCAAAGGGGGAGTAGGACCTAACACCTGCGAATGGTGCGGTCTCCACAACGGCAAAGTCTACAGAATAGGCATGTTCATGCCAACCCTCCCCAAACATCCAAACTGCATCCACTGGTACGACATTCTCAGAATCGGCGAAATAACACTTCACTAAAAAAAGGAGAAAAAACCTTTGAGCGAACAAAGAAAAATTGCAGTAGACTATGCACAGCTAGACCAAAAAATTCTGCAAGACGACGACGAATATCTAGTAATGCCGGCAGTAATTGCCTCCGAAATCGTCCACGAGTACGACAACGGCTGGGCCTATAAGCCCGCAGACGAACTTGAAAAAGCAGCATGGACCGCAGAAGGCAGATGGGTCAAAATACTGTCACACCCGGACACCATGTTCATCGAACGCCAAGACGACATCTACGGAAAAATAGAAAACCCCAGATTCGTCAAAAACCTGAAGGACCCCAAAACAGGCAGACCCATGCGCAGAGGAATAAAAGCTGACATACGATGGTTCAAGAAGCGGTGCCCCCCAGACGTGATAGAAAAAATCAAGTCAGGCGCCCTAAGAGACGTGTCAATAGGCTTCACATACGTCGAAGACCCAACCAAAGGCACATGGAACGGACTCGCCTACGACTACATACAAAGAGACATATTCATCGACCATCTGGCAGCGCCAATCCCAGCAGGACGGTGCCCAGGACCCATCTGCGGAATAGCAGTTGATAACATACTACGAAAAAAGGCTGGCGACCCTTGGGAAGAAACAGAAGAGCACATCCGCAGCGGACACCGCAGCCCACCCGAAGGCGGAGAATGCAGAACAAAAGTGCTCAGCGAATCAGAAGGCATCAAAGCGGTTATCTGCGACTACGGAGAGGAAGGCTGGCAAATACAAAGCTACCTCTTCAGCAAACAGAAAGGCTGGACACTAGAGAAAGCCAAAAGCTGGTACAACAGCCACAAGGACAGCTCAATAGACGAACTGGTGCAACTAATGAACTGCACAATCTGCAAAGCAATCGAAGACGTCGGACTGCTGGAAGCATCTAAGCGCCTCAGCATAGCCTACGGAAAAGACGTCCTATACGTAATAAAAGGCAAGCCGCCAAAAAAGGCAGCCGACAACAACATAGCCTATCAGCCA